GAAAGCGCCTGCCTTGTGGTTAATACCGGCGCCATTGATACCGCTGGCGATTTCTCGATCAAGCTTCAAGAAAGCGATGAGACCGGGGGCAGCACTTTTGCAGACGTGGCAGCGGATCACCTTACCGGCGGTGCGCCGAGCACCTTGGAGGCGAACAGCGTCTACCGGCTCGGTTATATCGGCAACCGTCGTTATATCCGCACAGTGCTGACCAAGGCCGGAGGCACATCTATCGCCCTCGGCGCGGTGCTGATTAAAGGCCACCCCGCTGACGCGCCTGTTCTCTGATTTGAGGATGCGATGACGCCATGCCCAGAAAGCCGCCTCGGATTTGCGCTTGTGGCCACCGAATACCCGCCGGTGTCCGCTGTGCGTGTCAAAAGAGACACGATGCAGAGCGTAAGGCGCGGTTCGACAAGAAGCGTCCGAGCGCGGCAGCCCGGGGCCTTGGTGCCGATTGGCGGCGGCTCCGGAAGGAGCATCTGCGTCATCATCCCTTCTGCATCCGCTGCGGCAACCCCGCGCGGGAAGTGGACCACATCATTCCGAGGTCTGCCGCTCCTGAGCGGCGGCTCGATCCGACCAACCTGCAATCACTCTGCAAATCCTGTCATTCTGGCGCCAAGCAACGTGAAGAGCGCCGCAACTATTCGAGGTAACTGACATGCCTATCTATGCAACCGCTGGCGCCAAGCTCTACATTGGTGCTGTAATCAGCGACAAATCTTCCGATTTCACAGAGGCTGATTTCGCAGCCGAAGTCTGGACCAACATCTCGCATCTGGAATCTCTGGGGACCCTCGGAGACGAGGTTGAACAGGTCACCTTCGACGCGATCGGTGAAAACCGGCGCAAGCGCCTGAAAGGCGTCCGTAGCGCGCCCACGATGGAAGTGGTGGCCGGTATCGACTACGCCGACGCCGGTCAGCAGGCTTTGATCGCCGCTGAGAAAGCGAATGATGACTATGCATTTAAGGTCGAGTTCGATGATGCGCCAGTAGGCGGTACTCCTTCCGAGCGGTATTTCATCGCGAAGGTCGGTAGTTATTCGGAAGCCTACGATACCGCCAACTCGGTGATGAAGCTAAACGCCTCACTCTGGGTCAACAGCAATACCGTCCGCGTTGACGCGGCAGAAGCTGGTCCGTGAGGCTGATCCATGGCCATCGCCACCATAAACCAGCTCAAGGATCAGCTGTCGTTTACTGACGACATAGGAGCCGTGGATGACGTGTTGCTTCAGCATAAGCTGGACGCGGCGCAGAACCATGTGGAACGGATGCTCGGCTTCAAGATCGAGAACTGTTTCGGCGATGTCGACCAGGAGCCGGTGCCATTCTCGCTGATCGAAGCTGTGCTTCAACTCGCGGCGTGGTGGTACGACCAGCGCGAAACCGCGATGGCCGGATCGGGCGCGAAGGAGGTGCCGTTCGGCGTCAGCGAAATTGTCAGGGAATACAGGGAGTTCACATTCTGATGTCTGAGAAGTCTCTCCGCAATTTCCAGAAACGCATGCAGGCCATTCCGAAGGCTGCCCGTAAAGCGGTCAATCCAGCCCTTTTGAAGGGCGGCTATGAGGTCGTGGATGCGATGGAGGCTTTGGTGCCAGAGGATACCGGCGACCTTAAGGGGTCTATCGCATTGACGCCTCCCGGGCATGCCACGCCGCCATACTCGCAACCCGGAGGCTCACACAGTGTGCCGGTCAACCAGGTTGCGGTGACTGCGGGGAACACCGATGTCCGCTACGCGCATCTGGTCGAATACGGCACAAGTCGGACAGCGGCAAAACCATTCTTTTGGCCAGGTTTCCGCCTGACGCGGAAGAAGGCAGAGAACCGCATTAAACGTGAAATTGCAAAGGCGATCAGAGAAGTAAAATGAGCGTAGACCTTGCCGTCCAGATCGCAATTCGAGCGCGCCTTGTCGCCACGGCTAAGGTTACAGACCTCGTGCCTGCGAGCTCCATCCTCGATCGAAACAAGCTGCCAGCTCCATCTCCCTCGATCACGTTAGGCGAAGTGCAGCTGGTCGATGAGGGGCGCAGTCTCGCGCGCACGCAGACCCGCGTTTATCACACGATCCATGTCTGGAAAGTCGAGCCATCACGGGAGGGTGTAAAAACTATCTCAGCCGCAATCCGGACAGCGATCCATTCGGGTCGCCTCGACCTCGGAGAAGGCTTTCACTGTGTGGATTGGCGGGTGTCTTCAATGCGCGCCATGAGTGATCCTGATGGTGAGACCTCTCATGGGGTTCTGGTCGTTGACGTGCTGGCCGAAGAGGTGGGGTCATGAGATCGGGTAAACTGGTTCATGTGGTCGAGGTGCAGCGCGCCACAACCACGGTTAATGCCGCAGGGACGCCCGCGCAGGTCTGGGCTAAGGTCGCTGTCCTGCGAGCGGAAGTGGTGGAGCGGACAACACAGGATTTTCTGGAAAATGCCGGGGAGGCAAGTACGGCCCGGGTCGTGTTCCGAACCCGGTTCTATGACGGACTTTTGACGACTGATCGCATTCTGTTCGACGGCACGACCTACGAGATCGAGGAAGTGACCCGGATCGGGCGCCGCGCAGGTCTGGAAATTCGCTGCCGTCAGGAAAAAGGGGAGGTTCGCGCGTGAGAGGAAGTAAACCGCATATCCGGATCGAGCGGGAGGCACTGGCCGAACGCCCAGCTCCCGAATTCCTGTCAGAGCCAGCAAAGGCCGAATGGCGGCGGATCGTGCCGATACTTGCCAAGCGAAAAATCCTAACAGAGGCAGACGTAGGCTGCTTGGAAAACTATTGCATGAGCATCGGTACGGTGCGGGAAATGGACTTGGAAATCCAGCGGGTAGGCGCGGTTCAGAAGGTCTACAAGGTCGATAAAGAGGGAGAGCCTTTTTTGGTCTCGATCCGCAAGAACCCCGCTGTTGGCATCAGAAACGAAGCCATGACGCAGGCTCGACTTCATGCGGCTGAGCTGGGCGCTACTCCAGTATCTCGGTCCCGTCCAACTTTGGATGAAGATGAAGACGAAGACGATCTTTTCGGCTGGACGGGTGCAGCTTGATGTTGGTGCCCTCTTGGATCGACCGACCCGAAGATATTGCCGACCCATTGGGGCGTGGCGAGCAGGCCGTGAACTGGCTGCGGATGCTAAAACATCCCAAAAACCCCGCCCCGGGTCATCCATTCGATCTCGATGATTGGCAAGAGAATACAATTCGCCGCATCTATGGTCCCCGCCATGAAGATGGATCACGAGTTGTTCGGCGTGTCGTGCTGTTGCTGCCGCGCGGTAACCGCAAGACCAGCTTGGCCGCCGCGATCACATTGCTCCACCTCATTGGTCCTGAAAGCCAGCCTGGTGGCCTGGTGATCTCGGCTGCCTCGGCGAGAGAACAGGCGATGGAACTGTTCAACGAAGCAGCAATGTTGGTTCACTTTGACCGCCGGTTGGCCAAACATCTGAGCGTCCGTGAATACATATCTCGTATTGCCTGTCAGAAACGCCAGACGCGCTATGTGGCGATCGCCTCGGACGGCAAGGTGCAGCACGGCAAGACCCCGAATGTGGTCATTGCCGATGAGTTGCATGCCTGGGAGGGACGTGCTGGTCGGACCCAGTGGGAAGCTCTTGATTCAGCTTTGGTCAAAGTTCCTGGTACACTGATGATCGTTGCAAGTACGTCTGGTCGGGGGCAGGAGAACCTTGCATGGAATACGGTCGAATATGCGATCAAAGTCCAAAAGGGCGAGATCGATGACCCAGCGACATTGCCCGTAATTTTCATGGCCGAGCCTGAAGATGACTGGAACGATGAGAAGCTTTGGCATGCGGTAAACCCGGGGCTGCAACATGGATATCCTGATCTCGCGGCATTCCGAGACAAGGCGAGAAAAGCCGAACATTCACCCAGCGATCGCGATAGTTTCCTCCAGTACAACCTCAATCGATGGTTGGATCAGAGCACCTCGCCGTTCGTAGAGATGCACGTCTATGATCAGGGCGCATATGAGGTCGATCCCGAAGAATTAGAGATCGTCCAGGCCCCTTGCTATCTTGGCGTGGACCTTTCCAAGAATGAAGACCTGACCGTTGTCGTCGCATGCTGGCCGGACGGGGATGACGGATACCAAGTGGTACCCTTCTTTTTCTGCCCCGAGGACAATCTGCGAGCTCGGAGTGATCTGCACGGTGTCGACTACGTCAGCTGGGCTGAAGATGGCTATATCATCCCGACCCCTGGAAACACTGTCGATCTACGTGCGGTGGAAGCGCATATCCGTGAATTATGTGCGCGGTTCAACGTGCGCGAGGTTGCCTTCGATCCGACTTACGGTCGGTCGATGATGGCTGACCTGGATGAGGATGGCATCCCGGTGGTCGAGTTCCGACAGGGCTGGGTCACCATGGCACCGGCTGTCAAAGAATTGGAGCGGGCGATCCTTGGGGGGCGGTTCAAGCATGGAGCACACCCTGTTCTACGGTGGAACTTCGAGAACATTCAGCTGCACGTCGATGCAGCTGGGAACCGTTCGTTCCACAAAGGGAAAAGCGGCAACAAAATCGATGGTGCTGTCGCCGCAGCAATGGCCGTTGCCCGTTGTGCCGCCTCAGAAGACCACTTTGTTACGGATGCCGAATGGTTCTCCGATGACCTCTGGACAGCGTAAGGAACCGATATGGATGAAGAACGTCTGATAGTTTCGCTGGAAGCGCGTATTCGCGATTTCGAAAAGAACATGGCTAAGGCTGAGCGACGTGGTTCAAGCACATACCGGGGACTGAGCCACCGTTCCAAAACTGCTACCACGGCCATGGAGCGCGACATGATCGGGGCTACTAACCGGATTAACCAGGCACTGGCCTCGACCAGCACACGCATCGGCTCTTTCGGTAAGGCATTCGCTGGCGCGGCGGTCGCGGTTGGTATGACAGCCATCACTCGCGGTGCTGTGCAGGCCGTAAACGCAGTGGCCGACTTGGATCGTCAAGCCCGCCGCGCAGGCGTCAGTGTCGAGGCATTTCAAGAATTGAAGTTCGTCGGTGAGCAGAACCGGATCGAAGTTGATGCGATGACTGATGGCTTGAAGGAATTGCAACTGCGCGCAGATGAGTTCGTCGTGACGGGCAAAGGTCCGGCGGCGGAGGCATTCCGGCGTCTCGGCTATCATGCCAAAGATCTGAAACGCGGTTTGGAAGACCCGAAGGAATTGTTCCTCGACTTGATCGGGCGGATGGAAGACTTCGACGACGCGGCGCGCATCCGGATCGGCGATGAGATTTTCGGCGGCAGCGCGGGTGAGCGTTTTGTCGAACTGGTCGGACGCGGCGAGGGGGCTTTGCGAGACACAATTCAGGCAGCGCGCGATACCGGTATTGTTCTGGATGCTGAGCTGATCGAAAAAGCGGCGGAGCTCGATCGCAAATTCTCGGCGCTCCAAGCGCGTGCGTCGTCCTTTTTCAAGGAGGTCGTGGTCGGTATCGCCGACGCAGGGCCGAAGGTTCTGGAGTTGGGCGCCTACCTCGACAACCTGTTTGACGGCAGCCCCAATCGCGGTGCCAGTTTCCTCGGTGACGATCTCTATGACACTTTGAGCCGTGACGCCCGTGCCGTTGAGGATCATCGGCAGGTGATCCAGGCGCTGGCTGCTGTCTATGATGAAACCGGCTACGTGGCGGAGCGCAATGCCGCCCGGCTGGGGCGTGTCGCTGAAGAGCTTCGCGCGATGGGGCAGACCGATGCTGCCGACATGCTGGATCGTGTCGCAGCCGAAATGCGCACCCTGATTGGCGATCTGGACAAAGGCACTATAAGCGCTGGCGATTTTGAACAACGCATGGCTGACGTCACAGAGACAGCACAGATTGCGCTTGCCGAGGTGAACGCCATCGATGGCGTGGATTTCGGCTATGTGATTGGCGGACTTGGTCGCCTGGTCGGCGCACTTGCGACTGCGGCAACCAAAGCCCGTGAACTGCGCGCCAGCTTGCCCGGTGCGCGTGCTGACGGTGAAACTGAAGCACCTACCTACATAGACCCCGGTCCATCGAGCAGAAATGGTCACCGCGCCGCTACACCCGGTCTGGCAATCGAGGAATCGCCTCGTCCGCGTCTGCCCAGTGTCGATGCCAGTTTTGGCGATCCTGAGCCGGTTACCGGTGGCGGAAGTCGCAGTGGCGGCGGGGGCGGCGGTAGCCGGGGTCGCAAAGAAAGCGATTACGAGCGTGAAATCGACGCCATTAAGCGTGAAACGGAAATGCTCGAGCTTGAGGCAAAGGCAATCGCAGAAGTTGCTGGACGCCGCTTTGAGCATGGTGACGCGGTTGAGTATGCCCGAAAGAAAGCCGAGCTTCTCTATGAGGCGCAGCAGGCTGGGGTAAAGCTTACGCCGGAGATGATTGCGCAGATCGATCAGCTGGCCACCGAATATGTCGAGGCAGCCTCTGGTGTCGATCAGATACGCGACCGATTGGAAGCGGCCCAAGATGCCCAGGAGGAATTCCGAGATAACATCAAGGATACCTTTAAGGACCTGATCACCGGCGCAGAAGATGCGAGGGAAGTGATCGGGCGTCTGATAGGTCGGATCGCGGACCTCGCGCTGGAATCGGCCCTCAGTGGTTTGTTTGAGGCCGGAGGCGCTTCACAGAGCGGAGGAGGGAGTCTTCTTGGCACGATCGGAAGTTGGTTTGGATATGCCGGTGGAGGCTATACTGGCGATGGCGGAAAATACGAGCCTGCGGGTATTGTTCACAAAGGTGAGTATGTTGTTCAGGCTGATCAGGTGCGGAAGCCAGGAATGCTTGCCGCCCTTAGCGCCATCAACAACGGCTTGCCCGGCTTTGCGCAAGGTGGTCTGGTGCCTGGAGCTGAAGGCAGCAAAGAACTGATTATTAGGAGGCGCGCATGAGCATCGTCGCATTACAGGTAAGAGACAATTACATCATAATGGCAGGCGATGGCGTTTCCACGGATCCAGCAACTGGAAAAGTTGCTGCCTATGTTTCAAAAATTACAACTCTTCCAGATTTAGATTGTGCAATCGCGATAACGGGCGTCGGCGGTTTTCATTACGTTCTTCAGTGGAAAATGCCGACATGGGTTACTGACTTCGATGACCTGGTCGAGGCTCTCCCAGAGCTTGTCTATGACACCCACAATGAAATTCATCGGAACAATATGGTTCAGGGAGATAACCTTAAAACAAATGTTGTGGTGGCGGGCTGGTCCATTAACGAACAAAAATACAAGGCTGTTAGGGTGCTTACTTACGCGAAAGAGAGCACCGATGCCGAAACTGGTGAAACCACTCGCTTGGCACCTTTTGTCGTTCACGAATTCACAGGCGGCGGCGTTTGGATTTCCGCAGCACCGACAGATGATGCCAGCAAGCGGTTTGGCTTAATGGAGGACATTGAAGGCGAAGATGATGCTGCGTTTCTGACCCGTGTTATCTGTGCCGGACGTGCTTCGAGCGGGATGATCTCGCAAGATGGCTCACCTTATCGCTTCAATGCTGGTGGCTTTGTTCAGCTCGCCTTTATACAGCGCAGCGATATCAGGAGCTGGATCACATATCGTTGGCCCGAAGACGTCATTGGCGAGCCAATCCGACCAGAACTTGGTTCCCCGTTGCCGCCTTCGCTGTCTTTGGTTGAGCCCGTATGAAACTCAAAGAGGCGCTCGGTAAGGCTGTCGTGGATTGCCTCGCGGGGAGGCCGTACAACATACCACCTGGGGCAAATGTCCTCTGGCGGGCATTTTCAGATTTGTCTTCAGGTCGCACCATGGGGCCGCATGGTCCAAACCCTATCAACTTCACTGAGATTGAAGCATGGGCGCGTCTGATGCGAGTGCCATTGGAGCCGCATCATGTGGAGATTATCGTCGAAATGGATCGAAAGTGGGTGCAGGATGCCTACCGCGATTACTCTGTACCCGAGGGAGCAAAGTCATTGCCGCGAAGGTCGGATCACAAGCTTACTCCCGCGATGTTCGACTTGGCGCTGAACTGACCTTTGGAAAAACGAAACCCCGCACGGCTTGTTATGGCCTTTGCGGGGCTGCCGCGTGAGCGGTCTTGAGGCTCAACCGTTTAAGGCGAGCTGACAATGCAGAAGATAGACAGTTTAGTTAGGCAGTCAATAAGCCGCTGAGCCTTAAAATTCTGGTGAGCTTCAGTCCTAAAGATGTTTTAGGTAGTCGTCATCATCGGACGTAGGCGCGCTATAAATCAATTCGCCAAGCTCATGCTGCAAAACGTCGTTCAGGTCTCTCATTTCTTCCATCAAAGCCGTACGTTTAGTTGAGCTTTTTTCCCGTTTGAACGCCTCAATCTTCTCAACAATTTCGGCTGCGAGCTCATCAATGGCTTCGTTACCAGGATAGGCTCCCTCAAGAGTTAAAACGATCTCTGCATTCATGGAGCGTCCGCTGGCCTCTGCTGCTGCGCGAATTCGGTCACGCATCCCGTCAGGCAAGCGAAGGATGAACTTATCTTGTTGCTGGGCTTTTCGTTGCGACATGCTGGCATAGAGCCATAAATATCTATTGACGCAATGCTGGCTAAGTGCCATGCATATGGCATTGAGCCAGCACAGGAGGCGGTATGGCTGAGAGAAAACTTATGCAGCTTCGGTTGCCTGAAGATTTGAAAGCGTGGCTTGAGAGGCAGGCCGCAATGAACGGGTCCTCACAAAACAGCGAAATTGTTCGTGCTGTTCGTGAGCGCGCTGTGCGCATGCAGGATAATGTGTCGGCTTAAAAGTAAAGCGGGCCGGTGGGTGCTGATACACCTCGACCGGCCCTTATCAAAACCGATCTGTCAAAGGAGATCGATAATGACTCAACATCACAATACCACGCACTATGGCGTCCGGAAAGACTGTGCGATCGCCGTCTTGTCGCGACGGGAAGTTGTAAGCGTCGCACCATTCGCGGGCGTTGCTATGGCATTACCAGCTTCGGCTGGGGAGGCAGACCCTGTAATGCCGATTTATCGCAAGTGGTGCGCGGCGCGAGCCGAATGGGACCGCCTCTCTAAGCTCCCAGGCGGGGAGAACTCGGATACTCCTGAAATGCTGGCTGTCAGCGATGTGGAATTTTCCGCTGTCGATGCCTTGGGTGAAGTTGCCCCGACAACCTGGGAGGGGGCTGCCGCGCTCTTACATGTGTTTTGGGAATATAAGGGTCCCTGTTCTCTGTCAGAAGCGGGGGACGCTTATGAAGAAGAAGTTAACCGATATGACCGGAAGCTAATACAAGCTCTATGGCGGGGCGCATCCGGTAAGTCTGGACTGCCACGCACGGTGTAATCTGGCATCCCGCGTCTGTTCGATGTTGTATTGTGTTTCCCAATTCGAAGGTTTACGAATTGGGAAACCCGGCAAGCATTGAGAGGCATGCAAACAT